CCAATCGCCTGTGTATTAGGCATATCAATACCCCTTTAGGTAGTGCCCCCGACAGATTGCTCTGCCGGGGGCGTTGCCATTACGAAACGCGGTAGCAAGTCCACGAACCGTCGCCCGTCTTACGAGCGCGGAAGTGACCCGACGTACCGTTGTCGACCTGACCAGCGCCAACCAGCGTCCAGCCCGTACCAACCGCCACGGTCACGTCATCCGTGCCCGCGTCGATGTTGATGACGTAGAAGTCGAACGCCGCATCTACCTTAGAGGCAGACGAAACGTAGGCTTCAACGTCAGCAACCGTCGGCAGCGTCAAGTTGCCAGCCGTGCCATTAAAGGTAAACAGGCCATTAGCCAACTGAGCAGCAGTTGCCGTAGCAGCCGCAGTCAGAGCGGTCGGAGCGCCCTGTACAAACAGCAGCGGCTCGCCAACATTACCGTCGTTGAACTGATAACCACCAGAACCATTAGGAAGTGCCATTTTGAATTACTCCGTGAATAAGTTAAGGGTTAGCCCCAGAGACGCACGCCCATCTGCGGGCGAATCACCGAGTAGCCATACAGCACGTCGATACGGCACGGCATACGGTCGTTGTTGATGTCGTACTGACGGACAACGCGCATGGACACACCGTTGTGGACCTGACGCGAAGCCATGTCAACGCCCTGCGGGAGCAGGAGGTCAGCCGTGGCAAACGCAATCGCGTCCTTGTGGTACACGAGGTTCTGCGGGTACTGGGTCGAAGCGCCACCCAAGAAGGTGACAGCAGCGCCAGACTGCGGGAACGAGTCAACGGTCGCCAGAGCGTTCGACGACGTGTAGATCGCCGGGCTGATCTTCACGGCAGCATACGCACCGCCAGTCGCCGCCACGTCTTCCGTGCAGACGAACTGCTGGAGCGAGCCGGTTGATTCGCGGGTCTGCGGGTTCACGGCAAACACGCTACCAATCGTGAACACGTCGCCCTTCTTGATGGTCTGCGTGCCAGTGCCGGTAATGGCAATGGACGAAGTACCCTGAGCCGAGACGGTCGTCGTGATCGTGTGAGCGCCCGTGCGGCTACCAGTCGTGAACTGCTTGATCGACTGCGACATGTTGAGTTCTTCAAACCCAAGGATGCCTTCGCCAAACATGCCGTTCTTGAACTGCGACGAGATGGTGCTGACCGGGTTAAACAACCCCTTCATACCCTCGATAAGCGCGGCGTTCGCAGCCGGGTTCACGGTGACATAACGCGGCGACATCACAGCGGCAGACTCGTTCAACTTCTGCTGGGCAGCGAGAAGAACAGCGGTGCTGCTGGGGGTCGTGCCGGGGGTGCCAACCGCCTGATACATGTTCAGGAACGAGTTAGCAACGTCGGCGTCGATGCTGGCGGCCAACTGGCTGATACGCGGCTTCAGCACGCGCTCGGCAAAGTCGTCCAACTGCATGGTCATTTCGGCAGTCGTAAAGTTCACGCCGATGTGCTTCTGCGAAGCAACGGTCAACGTGGTGAACTGCTCGTTGTCGTCCTGCACCTGAAGGGCAGCACCGTCGGTCACAAGAGCGCGGTCCGGCAGACGGATACGCAGCGTGGTGCCGATCTTGGCGCCTTCAACGGCATAGGAGTCGTCGTACTGGCGGTTAACATTGCGGGTCAGCACGAGATTGTTTTCAAGAATCTCCAACGCTTTCCGCGTGATCATGTCGATAGTAAGAAGTGTATTAGCCACTTTAAATGTCCTCTAAAAGAAGTTAGCGGTTACGACGCGCTTCCCACTGCTTAATCTGTCGCTGACGCTCGCGCTCGATCCACTCTGACGCGCTCATGGCCGAAATTGACCGTGGGTCTGTCGTGTCGTAGACCGGAGTGCCAGCGCCTTTAGCCGTGACAGGCTTAATCGGCGGGGGCGCACTGGTTGTCTTTTTGACCGGGGCGGGACTGTCGGCCAACTTGGCCTCAATCTTCCCGATCTCCTTTGCCTGCAAGTACGGCGACAGGCGGGAAATACGTTCAGCCTCGCGGGGGTTAGAACCCAAGTGATATGCAATATCGGGTCCTAATTCCGAAGCCTGAATCGTCTGAGCCATCACGGTCGTAATGGGCAGAGCGTTGTTGTACGCGACTTGTTCAAAGTCATCGTAACGGTCACGCGCTGCTTCTTCGCGGTCGTGATAAGCCTCTAGGAGAGCCATTTGCTCCCGCTCTGCCTCACGTCGGGCGAGGAGTTCGGTAGCCTTACGCTCGGCCAAAGCCTCTGCGTATGCGTCCGGGTCCTCGTCTCTGCTTGGCAGGGCAGCGGCTTCAGCCTGTGACGGCGTGGCCTTTAGCGCCTGCTCCCTTTCCCACTTGCGACGTTCCCGTGCAAGCCTCTTGCCGACCATCGCGTCCAACTCTTCTTGAGAGAACGATTTGGCTGGCCTTTCCTCCGGCTGTTGCGTTTCTGCAACGACTTCGGGTTCCGGGGCTGCCGTGGCCGCCGGTTCCGGCGCGGAAACCTCCGCTACGACTTCAGGGACTACATTTTCGTCCGACATAACCTTCCTTACGGAAACCTGGTGAAACGCACCAGTACGGTTAAACTTTAACTTACAAGTTGCATTGGCGCAACAGTTATGAAGTGGTCATGTAAACGCCGCTGATGTACAGCACTTTGCCGGACAGCGTGGCGTTGGTGGTGGGCGTAAACGAGCCAACCGGGAACAAGTTAATGCCGGTTGAGATAACGTAGCCTTGCAACGCCGATCCAACGTCCGTCATCAGCGTTACGGGCGACTCTTCAGCGTTAATAAACGGCGGGCGCGAAATAATCGCGGCGCTTGCGTTTGCCGTAACGGGATACGCCACCGTCATTGAGAACGTCACCAAGCGGCCAACCTTTGTGTAACGCCCCAAAGCCGACGTAAACGTCAGCCCTGCGCCAGACTGGTCGGTCGGCGTCAGCGAGCCTTCCTCGTAATCGTCAAGGACGTTTGGCAGGTTGTTCGGAATTTGCGTAGCCGGGAACGTAATCGCCGGGGTAGCAACGCCAAGGTCAAACTTAGCCGGAGAGTCATACTGCAACCCAGTGGCGTCACCACCTGCGCCAACCGTGGCGTAGTTGCCGTAACTGCTTACAAAGTTAGCCACCGAGTTGCCGCCGACAATCACAGGCGACTGCAACGACACCATGACGTTCTTGGAGAAGTTGCAGACTTTTCGGATGCTATCTGAGAAGTTAATTAACCCGGAAGGAATCGTCGAATACGTGTGGAACAGGCAATTATCCACAGTTAGGACTTCAGCAAAAATGCTGTTAGCGTCTGTGCGCGTCCAGATAACAGCCTTGCCAGCGTCCGTCGTGCCTTGCGCGTCTTCGAACCAGCAACCCTCAAAGCGCGGGAACAAAATGCCCGAGAGCAGCACAACCGTTAAAGTTGGGTCAAGAAACTCAAAGATGCAATCACGGAACACTAACTCGTAGCCGGTCTGGAATTCCACGTTAGATTGCGGAGCGCCACCGCCCTTAAACCAGCATTGCTCAATGACGTTGATATTAGTCAAGTTAACCGGCGCAGTGCCAATAGACTCAATCGACTTCATGGCATTGCCAGAGCCGGAACCAAATACGCCGAACGTGCAACGATAGACGTGCGACCCAATCAGCACGCCCTTGATGCCAGCCGACAAGCGACCGTAGAAGTCGCAGTCTGCGATTAGCAAATGCGACAGGTACACGCCAGAAGGAGAGGCAATTGCCCAGCGCGTAGCAGCAGCGTTATCAGAGTCAAACGTCAGGTTTTGGATAATGCCGTTCTCAGCGGTAAACGCCGTGGCTACTCGGAAATAACCTTGGATCGTGCCGCCCGATCCCATAATGATGGACTTGCCCTTGACGCCAGAAATCTCAAAGTTGTTCTGCGACAGGATAATTGGCGAAGTAATCTTGTAGGTGCCAGCGGGAAAGAACACCGACTTGTTGGCGTTTATGGCTGCCTGAATGGCTGCCGTATCGTCGGTTGCGCCATCGCCCGTAGCGCCATAAGACTTCACGCTGACAACGGGCGCAATAGCCGATACCGGCACCTTCTTAGTTATATCGCCTTGAACTATGGGGGCCTGCTCTGTCCCAGTTAAAGGAACAGATGCGTTAGGCAGTTGTGAAATCTTAATCGTAGACATGTCTTACTCCCTTACCCACGGCAAAGCGACGGGGACTGGCTTCGGCGGCGGGTGCTTGGCATCTTCTTCGGCCTTAGCAGCGCGAACCTCAATATCTTCCTTCGAGATTCTAGCCCACACCCATCCCAGCACAACGTCTTCGGTCAAGCCGTCAAACGGAATGAAATCGCCAGTAGGCAACATCAATTCGGTGACCGCATCAATTAAGCCGAGTTCCCAATGAACCAGGTAGACCACGTTGTCCTTGCCATCAAGGTGCGGGTAGGCGGTCAGGCTTTTAACTTTCCATTCAGCCATGATTTACTCCTTGGAAGCGACAACCCAATTACCGGCAGCCTCATCCCATGAGTACATCTTGGGCGGTTCGCCCGTGCCAGCGTCAGACGGCAGCGGAACCGGAGCCTGCCAGTTGCAGTCGGCATCAAGCGTCCACGACGGGTACGGCTGCGGCGGGATGAACGCATCCAGCGCGGCGTCGTACTTGTAGCCGATACCAGCGTAGTGCTTGCGGATGTTGCCGTTGTAACTGGTTTGCTTCCAGTTACCGCCGAGCAACTTCTGGCAGAACGCCACGCCGATGCTTTCTAGTTCATTGCCGTTAGCGTCAGCCGTGTCCTTGTTGGCAACGACGATCACGCGCTTGACGACGTTGTTTTCATCTAACTCGCAGAAATGTGCCACTTCAAATACTCCTCAATTCGGACAAAACTCTCGTATCGTCGTATGCCCGCCTAATGCTCGGGCCTGTTTATCTTTCCGTACATGGTACGCAGAAATGTGCGTGTAGCCTAACTCTCGCGCTACCCACACCCTTTTGTGTCCCATGTACACCCGTAATATCTCTCGCCTCCAACTCGTCTTTGCGGGCAGCACCGGATTGGGGTCGCTCTGGTACTGCTCGTAAGGACTGTAAATGATGATCGGGTGAATCATGCCGCGCTGCTTGATGTCGGCCTTAATGACGGGCAAGAAGGCGACCGGCAGTTTGTCCATGAATATCCCTAAATCATCAATGTTGTACTCCGCGTAAAACTCTGGAAAGTCATTACGCTGCGCCTTGAGAATTCTCAAGATGCAACGCCGTTAAACTGCTTTCGTCCCCCACATACCCAACAGGGAACGTGTTGAACGCCAAAGATACTCGATCCTCGCCCTGCACGGTTTCAACCATGTGCGTGAGGCTAGAGGGAAACAGCATTAAGTCACCCGCGCCAACCTCAAACCACCACGAGTCGCTGTTGTACACGTTGTAGTTGTCGGTCGGCAGTTTGACCTGCTGATACCCGTCTTTGTAAAAGTAAATCTTGTCGCGCTCTTTAGCAGCCTTGAGATACAGCACACCGGACACAAACGAGTTGGGATGCGCGTGTTTGTGGTGGTACTGACCGGGCTTCGTGTAGTTCAGCCACGATTGCGTCAAGCGCAACGATACGTCGTGTTTCGGCGCGTAGATACTTTGTAGATACTCGTTGACGCTGGCCTCGGCAAACGCCTTGAGGCTTGCCATCGTGTCGTGACGCAGCACATAGCGGTCATCGCTTGTGGTGTTACCCATGTTGCTGTGCATCGGCTGCTCGTCTACAAACGCCAGCTCCTCGGCGGTGTAGTCGCGGCCGAGTTCAAACTTGGCAACAGCCGTGGGAAAGAGGTTGTATGTGATCACGCAACCGCCTGTTCAATTTGGCTGACGTAATCATCAAACGCCTTTTGCTGCTCGGGCAACAAGATTGTCGGCACCGCGTCCTCAAGTTCCTTGATCTTCTCCACCGTGAACATGATTTCGTCCCACGACGGTTTGGGTCGCGGGTCATCCCAGCGCGTGATTTCGCGGTTGCTGATTTCCCACTTGGCACCGGGACGCAGCAAGTGCATCGCAGTATCTATGCCCATGAGTTGATAGGTTTTCATGTGAAGTTGACCTTGAGAATTACGATGCCAGAGCCGCCAGAGCCGCCACCAGTTGTTGGAGTGTTAAAGGCACTACCCCCGCCACCACCTGTGTTAGCAGTTGCGTTTGCGGCAGACGTAAAACTTCCTGTGTTTGACGTAACTCCATCTGTTGCGCCACCTTTATTGGCCGTCGTGGATGTGTTTCCACCAAGACCCGAAGTCCCAGTTCGTGACCAACCACCCCCACCACCGGCGTAATAAACTGTTATGCCACTAATTGTGGACGTTTGAGCGGTTCCACCATTTCCACCATTTCCACTACTTCCATTTGCGCCTACACCAGCGGCTCCACCTCCACCTCCAGCATCATTATCCGAATTACTATCATTTCCTCCATTATTTCCTTGCGATGGAGAAGTTGATGGCGTGTTTCCAGATCCACCTAATCCGGTGGTGTGTGCGCCGCCGCCGCCAGAACCACCAGTTGCACCATTTGCAATATTACCGTCATTTGAAGCAGAGCCACCTCCACCGCCACCGGCAGAAGTGATGGTGCTAAATACGGAATTTGAGCCTGTTCGGTTTGACGACGCATCATTTCCGGGGGATGCAGCACCTCCTCCGCCCACAGTAATGGTGTAGTCCGTACCGGCAGTAATGCTTAAAGCCGTGCCTGTGCGGAACCCCCCAGCGCCACCGCCGCCGCCAGCATTACCACCCCCACCGCCCCCCGCTACAACGAGGTAGTCAACGCTGACAGCGCCAGCCGGTGCAGTCCAGTTCTGCGATGACTTGAAGGTGAAGATCGATGCAGAGCCGATGTTGTATTTGATCAGGACGATGCCGGAGCCGCCTGCGCCGCCCGTATATGGCGTGCCGCTATAGGCAGCGCCGCCGCCACCACCGCCGGTGTTAGCAGTTCCT